CTTTTTACTTCCCGGTGCAACTGGACTTCCGGGGTCGTTGCTATTACTTACCAGCCCACCTTAATCCTCAGGGAACCGACTACGCCCGGGCATTGCTAGAGTTTTCCGAGGGCAAGCAAATCAAAACGCCAGAGGGAATGAGGGCATTCATGCTGTACGGTGTGTCGTTGTTTGGGAATGACAAGATACCCCATGACGCCCGGCTGAAATGGGTGGCTGAGAATCATGAGAAAATAAAAAGCTGTGCAGCCTTTCCTTACAATGACAAGTGGTGGACAGAAGCTAAGGAACCTTGGATGTTTCTTCGTTGGTGCGCTGAGTACTTCAACGTAATGCACGACATGAATCATGTGTCCCACCTCCCTATAACTGTGGACTGTACTGCTTCAGGCCTACAGATTCTTTCGCTACTCACCGGGGATGAGGACTCAGCAAAGGTAGTTAACCTTACTGAAAGCGAAAGCCCTTCTGATATCTACACAAAGGTATGTGAGTTGATAACCGGGCGTTTACTTGTGGATGCTTCGTATGGTAATCCCTTAGCCAAGCTTTGGTTGGGTGCGGTCCCGGACAGGGAATTGTGCAAGACGCCCGTCATGACTATCCCCTACGGTGGCACCTTTCACGGGATGCGTAGCAAGGCAGAGGAATGGTTACGCCAAAAGCTTTTGAAAACTAACCCGCTTGCAGACTACAAAGAACTTTACACGGCGTCCTCCTACTTCTCCAAGATGACTCGAGAGATAGTAAACGATTTACTCCCATCAATAAACAAAGGCATGTCGTGGCTTGTCGAAGTATCCAAACCAGTAGGCAAGGCCAACAAGAACATTGTGTGGACTAGCCCTAGCGGATTCCCTGTGGCTCAACCTTACTACCAACGAAAGGGAGTAATGGTTAAGACTGCCATCGCCGGGAAGTTTAGGTACTTTAAACTTGAGCAGCAGGACCTGAGCAAAGTTGACGTACGTCGGCAATCGGTAAGCGTGGCGCCTAACTTTATTCATTCACTAGACGCATCGATTGTTCACCTTGCGTTTGGTTCTTTTGATAAACCATGCCTAGCAATTCACGATTGCTACGGTGCATTAGCCGACGATCTGCCTGAACTTACCAAAAGCCTTCGTATCGCAATGGTCAACGTATTCTCCCGGGACAACCTCGAAGAATTCAAATCATCTATTAGTAAACTTAATAGTTCAAGTAGCCCGGCTACTAGCTTTGAGCGGGGCTCTTTTGACGTTGGACAAATTTTAAAAGCTACATATATTTTTGGATAGGAGGAAGGAATGGTCAACCAAGTGGTCTATTCTACAGCCGGGCAGTTCTCGGCATCCTCCTACCAAAGTTGAAAGGAAGGATACAAATGAGTGATCGTAAGATCGTACGCTTGATCAGCCCTAAGGGGATTGCAAGCTACCCAAAACTAAACGAACCTGATACCAAGTTCAAAGCTGATGGAGAGTACTCTGTTGGTTTATTGGTATCGCCTGACGAAGCAAAGGAATTTGCTGCGAAGGTGAAAGAAGTTGTGAAGGAGTATTACAAAGAACAATGCTCTCTTCTCAAAAAGAAAGAACTTAAATTGGCAGACTTGCCGATTAAGAAAGAGACAGACAAGGAAGGCAACGATACTGGCAAGGTTAAGATTAAGTTTACCTTAGCTGCCAAGATCAAAAGCCGTAAGAGTGGTCAGGAGTGGGAGCAACGCCCGGCGTTGTTTGATTCTAAAAACAAACCCACAACTGAACGTATCGGAGGAGGCTCAACGTTGCGTATTGCAGCTGATGTTTTCCCTTGGTACACACCCAGCCTTGGCGTGGGCGTAAGCCTTCGTTGCAAAGCTGTTCAGGTCCTTGAGCTCCAAGCTCCCGGTGGCCCATCGAATGCAGACTCCTACGGATTCACAGCTGAAGAAGAGGGGTATGTTTCTGGTGGCGAATCGTTGCCGAATGAAGTATTCGGAACCAAAGCTGAAGAACCCGTTGGACTCGGTGGTGATTTCTAAAAGATATCGCTCAAAACTCGAGGCTCAGATTGCATCCCACTTAACCACAAGTGGGGTGCAGTTTGGGTACGAAAGCCTGAGCTATCCTTACGTGAAGGAGTGTCGTTACACACCCGACTTCTTCTTACCGTCAGGGGTAATCATTGAGGCCAAGGGCTGGTTTCGTTCGGCAGACAGATCAAAGCTGCTGCTTGTAAAGGAACGCAACCCGGGTCTAGACCTACGCCTAGTGTTTCAAAATGCTAGGAATAGATTAAACAAAAAAAGCAAAACAACCTACGGAGAATGGGCGACCAAGTATGGTTTCCAGTTTTCCGACGGTGGGAGAATTCCTGCCGATTGGATAAAAGAGGGGACAAAATATGACTTACAAAGATTTAACGGACTTCATGAAGAAGTTCGACAAAAAATTCGGAACAAAACCAAAAAGAATAGGTTTACCTGAACTATCATTTAGGGAACTAGAGAAGGACCTAGCTGACTTAGCCCCTACGGGCTATCAGGCTTGGTATGAGAACGGTGAACATATCTTAATCTTTGGGGTAGAGATATTTAATAGCGAGTACAAACTAAGCAGGAGGAACGATGCAAATATCGAACTTCATACGTCATGAACCGTGCCCAAAGTGTGGGTCTAGTGACGCCATGTCTCGTTATGATGACGGTCATGGTTATTGTTTTTCTTGCAATCATTATGAGCATGGTGACGGGACTGCCGTGCCGAGAAAGGAACGCATGCAAATAGAGGGATTCATCGATGGTGAAGTAACTGGCCTAAGTAAGCGCCAGATAACTGAGGATACATGTAAGAAGTGGGACTACCGGGTGGGTCATTACTTTGGGCGCCCGGTCCAAGTAGCAAACTACAAGGACAATGAAGGAAGCGTAGTGGCACAGAAGATTAGGTTTGCCAACAAGGATTTTAAAATCATTGGTGATTCTTCAAGCATGGGCTTGTTTGGAATGCACCTTTGGAAAGGGTCTTACAAGATGGTTGTGGTTACTGAAGGGGAGCTCGATGCCTTAAGCGTTAGCCAACTTCAGCAACACAAGTGGCCCGTAGTTAGCGTACCCAACGGAGCACAGTCAGCTGCTAAGTCAGTAGCTAAAAACCTTGAGTGGCTTGAGCAGTTTGAAACTGTTGTGTTCATGTTTGATAATGATGAGCCCGGGATAAAGGCAGCTGGTGAATGCGCCTCCCTCATGAGCCCACGTAAAGCCAAGATTGCTTCGCTCCCCCTAAAGGATGCGAACGATATGCTTGTGGCTAACCGTGGTGGAGAAGTAATCGAAGCCATGTGGAGAGCTAAGGAGTATAGGCCTGACGGTATTGTGGGTGGGACAGACTTGTGGGACTACATCACAAAGGTGGATAGTTCAGAAGCAATTTCCTATCCGTTTGATGGGCTTACCAAGATGACACATGGCATGCGTAAGGGTGAGTTGGTTACCATTACTGCCGGGAGTGGTATCGGCAAGAGTCAGATATGCCGGGAGATTTGCCATTGGATGCTCACCAACGGTCAAGCTGTAGGCTACATTGCGCTTGAAGAAAGCGTACGTCGCACAGCTTTGGGTATCCTTGGTATTGAGATGTCGGTACCCCTGCATCTTAAACTGAAGGATGTCCCGGAAGAAGAAGTTAAGAAGGCCTATGACAGCTGCTTGAGCACAGGCAAGTTCTTTACTTACGACCACTTTGGTTCGCTTGACTCCGACAACCTGATCAATCGCATTCGCTACATGGTTAAGGGTTGTGGGTGTGGGTGGATTATCTTGGACCACTTATCCATTGTGGTTTCAGGGATGGGAGAAGGAGACGAGAGGCGCCTGATCGACAACACCATGACTAGACTTAGGTCAATCGTGGAAGAGTTGAAGATCGGGCTTGTGCTTGTGTCCCATCTTAAACGCCCGGAGGGCAGAGGCCATGAGGAGGGAGCAGCCACAAGCTTGTCCCAACTCAGAGGCTCAGCTGGTATCGCTCAGCTTTCGGACATTGTCTTAGGGCTAGAACGAAACCAACAGGACGAAAGCCAAAAGAACATCACACTTGTACGTGTTTTGAAAAACCGATATACTGGTGAATGTGGACTAGCTTGTCGGCTGGAATACAACCAAGTCACGGGAAGACTAAAAGACTCGGGCCAACCCCCGGTTGAAATCCCTGAGGAGTTACAATGAGCACACTTATATTTGACATTGAGTCGGACGGGCTGGTCCCGGACACGACTAAAATCCATTGCCTTGTTATCCATGAATTGGAAACAGGAGTTACTGAAAGATACAACCACCAACCAAACGGTAAGCCAGTTGAGGAAGGTATCAAACGACTGATTGAAGCTGGACCAACAACTACAATCGTTGGCCACAACATTCTAGGGTTTGACATTCAGGTTATTGACAAGTTGTACGGACGTGTACCTAAGTGTGACATCCTCGATACACTTGTTTGTACCCGGCTGATATGGCCAGACCTCAAGGAAACAGACTTTAACCTAGCCTTAAGAAAGCCTGAGTTTCCTAAGAACATGATTGGTTCCCATAGCTTGAAAGCTTGGGGCCACCGTATTGGCATGATGAAGGGTGACTTCAAGGAGACTGACGGTGACTTCTCTGTGTGGTCCCCGAGCATGGAGGACTACTGCGTTCAAGACGTAGCTGTGACTACCAAGCTTTATCAGATCATCATGCAAAAGAACTATTCCAAGAAGGCAATCATGTTGGAGCATGCCTTTGCAGGAATCATCATGATGCAGGAAAGACACGGTTTCCTGTTTGATGAGGACAAGGCCCGAGGACTTTATGTTACCTTGGCTAAGCGTCGGATTGAACTTGAGGGTGAATTGCAGCGGGTCTTCTCTCCTACTGTTGAGAAAATGAAGACTTGCATGTATACATTTAATGGGAACTCTTATAATACCAAAGCAGAAGCTACACTTGTGGCTAAGCAATGGGCAAAGGATAATAAGAAGACTCAGAAGGAAGCCCTTGGGTTAATCAAAGATGGCAAGGCGAAAGAAAAAACAATCCCGTTCAACCCCGGCAGTAGAGAAGACATTGCCGAAAGATTCATTAAAAAGTACGGATGGAAACCAAAAGATTACACGCCTGATGGTAAGCCCAAAGTTGACGAATCGGTGCTCACGTCTCTTGCAAAGCTGGGCTATGCAGAGGCCAAACCCCTCTTAGAATATCTCCTGCTCCAGAAACGGATAGGCCAACTTGCCGAAGGCAAAGAGGCTTGGATGAAGATGGTCAAAGCTGATCATCGTGTTCACGGGAGAGTAACAACGAACGGAGCAGTCACCGGGCGCTGCACCCATTCTAAACCAAACATGGCCCAAGTTCCCCGGGTGGGGAATGAGTATGGAAAGGAGTGTCGTGAATTATTTACTGTACCTTCTGAAAGAAAACTTATTGGATGCGATGCGTCGGGTATTGAACTTAGGTGTCTCGCCCACTACATGGCAAGATTCGATGATGGACTTTACGCCCAAGAAATCCTTAGGGGAGACATACACCTTGTCAACCAGAGGGCAGCTGGATTGCCCACAAGGGACAACGCTAAGACATTCATTTACGCCTTCCTATACGGAGCGGGGGACGAAAAGATTGGCAACGTCATCGGCAAGGGGCAGGAAGAGGGTCGCAGGATTAAGCAAGAGTTTCTTGCGAAAACCCCTGCGCTCAAAAGACTCCGGGAAGAAGTAGAAGCAGCTGTTAAAAACAAGGGGCACTTGGTTGGGTTGGATGGTAGACGGTTACCCATTCGGTCCACACACGCTGCTCTAAATACCCTTCTGCAATCAGCCGGGGCCTTGGTTATGAAGATGGCAACAATTCATTTCACGGTTGAGATGGACAAGCTTGGCTACAAGTTTGGCCCTGACTACGCCTTGGTAGCTCATATCCACGACGAAATGCAGATAGAAGTTAGGGAAGAGATAGCTGAAGAAGTAGGCAAGGTTGCGGTCAATTCGATTCGCCAAGCCGGGGCCACCTTTAACTTTAGGTGTCAACTGGATGGTGAATTTAGAATTGGAAGTAATTGGGCTGAAACCCATTAACAATGAAGGGGTATACTAAATTAGATGAAGCGTATTATTCAGGGTATTTTGATGGTGAAGGAATGGTTAGGATTGAGCGGTTCTCAGTCATGGCCCAAATTCATTCATGCTATCCGTACATTGTGCGAGATATTGCAAGACAGTTTGGTGGAAAAATTACGAAAAAGGCTATCAAATCAAACCCAAAGTGGCGTCCCTCTTATCAATGGAGGTCTTATGGGAAGGAAGCACTTGGATTCTTGGAGTGCATTTACCCATTTAGCCGTGAGAAGAAACGCCAAATCAAGTTGGCGCTTAAGTTCTATAAATCAGGGAAGCTTCGCCGTGAGGCAATTAGACACAAAATAACAAACCTAAAAAGAGAGGTATACAAATAATGAAAAGAATAGCAATGATCGACGGTGACATTGTCGCCTATCAACAAGCCGGGTTAACAGAAGTACCAGTACATTGGGGAGATGACATCTGGACGCTGCATGCTGACGCAAGAGAAGCTAAGCAGAAAGTCGATGCCTTCCTAGAAGACATGAAGGTAGAAGTAGAAGCTGACAGTTATCTTGTAGCTGTATCTGGACAGGACAACTTTAGGAAAGCTATCTACCCACTATACAAAGAGCACAGGACCGGGCGTAGGCCTATGGTCTTAGGGGAAGTTAAGGAACACCTTATCTTTAAACACAAAGCTAAGTGGGCCCCCGTGCTTGAGGCTGATGACATTATGGGAGTGTGGGCTACTACTCCAGAACGGGGAGTTGAGAAAGTTCTTATCAGTATCGACAAGGACTTTAGGACTATCCCCGGGCTGCACTATAACTGGAACGAGCCCATTGAAAAGATTGTGGAAGTTTCAGAAGCTGAAGCTGACTATAACTTTCTAACCCAAACCCTTACGGGAGATACTACTGACGGTTACCCCGGGTGCCCGGGAGTAGGCCCTAA